TCCGCATTGCTTTGCGGGAGGGCTTCACGGTCAATCTTTCCGCCGACAATCTGGCCATGGCGGACGAACTGGCCAGTACCGGCGCGCCGGTGGTGGTGGTTCTGCCATCGGATCAAGTCACGGCACTAAAAACCCCGCAAGGCCGGCATGTTGCCATATGCCCGGCGACCATCTCGGATGATGTGACATGCGCCAGCTGCGGCCTATGCGCCGAAGCAGGCCGGAAAAGCATCATAGGCTTTCCGGCGCATGGCAATCGCAAGAAGGCCGCATCCGCCGTTGCGGCATAGGGCTTGACAGGCACCAATTCATGTTGTCCTATGCACAAAGCCAAGCCAAAACGGAGACCGCCAATGCCAAACACTAGCAACGCTTATGACCTTTTAAAATCAGCGCATATCAGGAAAGCAAAGCGCAACGCCATAACCTTTGGAAACTTTGGATGGGTTGCTGGCAACGATGGAATTTGCAGCAAAACTAGCAAGGGATACCTAACAACCCGCCGTATGGGGCCTAATCAATACGGCCATATGCTTCAAGCTTATGATGATAGCAAAACGCCTGATAAAGTAACTTTTCTATGCTTAATTTAACCCGCCAAGCCAACAAAGGAGACTGCACAATGAAAGACCATTTAAATAAGCCGTGCGGAGGCGGCGTGATGACAACGCAACACACCCCCGGCCCTTGGGAAGTCCGCGATTATGAACTTGGCCTAAAAGCTATATCAACGCCGAATATAAAGCATTATATCGCCACAGAAATTGACGCCGCAGACGCTCGCTTGATCGCGGCAAGCCCTGACTTGCTGGCGGCGTTGGAAGTGGTGCGCGAATATATGGACCACGCCGCAGATCAATTTAGTTATGAGGATATTGTTCAAATACGCGCCGCAATCGCCAAAGCCACAGGAGAAATCGCCTAATGACACGCAAAGCCACCAAGACCCGCAAAGCCCCCAAACCCCCCGCCCTAGATGTCTGGTCCCACAAATGGCGCATCGTTAAGCGCGGAAATCATCATTACATCATGTCAGGCAAGGCAGAAGTCTGCCGCATAGCCCCCGGCCTTCATAAAGATTTCGCCCGCCTCATCAGGTCAGCCCCTGAAATGCGAAGCGAGCTAGATAGCTTCGTGCGCTTCATTGGCGATGATATGCCCGGTGTTGTCTTTGGCATCATGAGCAACCACCAGAACTAGCCTAGCTTGAAACCGCACCGCACCAAGGCAATCATGCTTAGGGCGGGACCATAAAGGAAAATTACAATGTCTAAGAAATTGACTGAAATGGACGGCTTACCAGTCATTGATGCTAAGAAATCACTGCGCCTTGAAGTCATGCGCGATGACATCAGGACGGCTAGCAAGAAAGCCCCGAACTGTTGCGCCGTGGCAAAGGCCTGCACCCGTGCAATGGGCGTTAAGGCTGTAAAGGTCCATATTTCTCGCCTGTATCTTAATACAGACAACAAAGCGTGGACGCGCTACATTGTAAGCGGTGCCATGCGTAGCGAAATCATCGCCTTTGACCGTGGTGGAAAGTTCATGCCGGGAACTTATACCATCAGCGCACCGCCAAAATGCAAGCGCCTTGGCGTTCAATACAAAAAGCGTGACCGCAGCAATAAACCGGAAGTTAAGCGCCCAGCCAAAAAGATACGGACATATAACCACGTTACAAATGTCCGGGCTTCAATCTCTTATTAATCGAGCGGGGAGCGTTTAACCGCGTTCCCCATACTGCCACCACAAAAGGAGACCGCCACATGCCTTTATACGAACCGCCGCCAGTCGCCCCTAACTGGCTATTCCGCCTAGCCCACATGACCTTAGCCGCCGCCATGCTGGCGGGCCTGATAGCCGCGCTGTATGCCTTTGCGTTCATTCTGCACGCCATAGCGGGGGTCATATGATGTACATTCTCACATATCCCAACGGCGATGCAGCATGGTTCCCCGGCATGGGTGCCTTGCTGGAACATATCGAATACGACGCTTTCGGTTTAAACGACTGCGGCGTTTATCTGCTGCATCCCAACAGCGCATGGATAGACGCAAGCCGACAGGTCATGGACGCGCTGGAGGAGCATGAGCAATTCCGCGAATGGGAGGCCGAACACCGGGCTTATATCTCAAGCCCGGAAAAGACGGGGCGGGTGTGATGGCAAGGCGCAAAAAGCCGGTTAAACGCCGCCCAATAGGCAGAAACCGTAAAATCCCTTTTGCGGAATTGGTGCCGCCTACCATTGAGCCGCCCCCGGCTGACCCGATGCTAGTCGCGTACATTGACACGATACACAAAGCCGCATCAGTGCGAGACAGATCAATTTATAACGCGCAACAAAAGTTCGCGTGGGACTTGGCCGATGCTTGGAAAAAGTGGAAGGTCGAATAATGGACAAGCTAAAGCCCATCCAATTCCCGTTTGTTTGCCGGTGCGGCGTTCGTCATGCCAAGCTGGCGACGGCTCGGTGGGACAAGGTGGAGCGGCTTCATTACGATTGCGCGACTTGCCGCCCCCGCCCGCCAGAGGCGCAAGGCATATTCCGCGACCATAACTGCACCTATTGCGGGAACGGCGCTAAACCATGCCGACAGGGCAGCCCAAACCAATGCGAATATCCTCACGCGAAAAACGATTGAAAGGAAACGCCATGACACCCGAAACATCAGCCCGCCAAATGTTGGCAGAGCTAATCGAAAGCTGCGAAACGATTGAGCATTACCTAGATGCTATATGGGCGCAGCGCGTTCAAACCACGCCCGCCGCATCTAACGGTTGGCCGTTTAAACATAGCGAAGGCATTGAGCAGCCCAGCAAGCTCCGCAAGGTGAAATAATGAAAGCCACCGATTTCCTGTCACAGGTCGCCCTTATCGTGCGCGAGCGCGGCGAAGTGTACGGCGACCCACGCGCGAACCTTGGCGACACCGCAGCCCGCTGGAGCGCCACGCTAGGCCATAAGGTGACACCCGCTCAGGTCTGCCTTTGTATGGTGGATTTAAAGATGTCCCGGCTGAAAGCGTCACCGCAACACATTGACAGCCTACAAGACATCGCGGGATATATAGCCCTGCTTTCGGAAATCATCACAGATTAAACGCCCCGCCCTTCCTCCTTTGGGGCGGTGGCGGCTCCCCCGGTGTGTGGCTTGGCGGTTCCGCCGGGGGGGCACCTAATCCGCCAGCATCCACGTTCCGGCCACGCCTTCGCGGATCCTGTGTTCGCCCTTTAGCTTCATCAGCGCCTTGCGAATGCCGCGCGTTGCATTGTCCCGGCTCATTTTAGCCATAGGAATGGCGGCGTCTTTCATGGCGTTTTCCATGATCTGCCCGCCTTTGGCATCTGCCAGCATTTTCATTATTAAGACTTCGTACTTGTTGCCCGCATCGTTGTTCTCGCGGATTGAGGCCACGGCATCATGGTAAACGGCCACAAGGCTGGAAATCTCCTCGTTTTCCTCATCCTTGCCTATGATCCGGCGTTCCAAATCGAAATAAAGGCCCTTCACCTTGTCCCCGTCCTTTTGCTTGGTAACTTCCAAGCGGGCGTTTAAAGCCTCCGGGTTGGACCGGAAGCAGCCCAGCAGGAAATCCACGTTGGCCGTGATGGCGCTCGACCCACGGGGGCGTTCGCTTGCGCTGTGGCCGCTGTGATGGATAACCAAGACGGTTGCCCCGAAAGGCTCGCGGATCTCGCTGTTTATCATCCTCAGATAGCTGGCGATATCGCTGGAACTATTCTCGTCACCGGCAAAGGTCTGGCTCAGGGTGTCAATCACGATCAGCTTGGGGATTTCAGGCAAGGCAATGATGGAAGCCCGCAGCGCCGCCACTTCATCCTTGGCCGACAACAGCAAGGGGACCGTGCAAACGTGGAAATTAGGGGGCGGTGGTATGCCGTCCTGCCAAGCCACAATTCGCTTATATATACCCGCACCACCTTCGGCGGCCATGTATCCCACGGCCCCAAAGTCTGTTTTGCGGCCCGTCCATGCCTTGCCGTTGGCTACAGACAGGCACAGGTCTAGGGCAAGGAACGATTTAAACGTGCCAGAAGCCCCAAAGATCATGCCCATGCTGTCAGCCGGGATCAGGTTCTTGACTAACCACTTGATGTTCTTGGTACTTTCGCCAAGCTGGTCGATGGTCTTCCAATATGCGGCGACGTTTAGCGGCTCCTCTGGCTTAGGCGCGTATTTATCAGCCCCCTGCACCATGCGGACTAGATCAGGCCCAAACCGCTCGCGCCAACGCTCCAGATCCTCGCCTTCCTCTGGCGGCTTGGATGCCAGCATGACAGACCGCAGCAGATTGACTGTCGCGCCCTGCTTCAGCCCGCTGGCGACTAGGCTGGCCGACAGCTTCATAAGCGGGTCATGGTATGACCGCTGGTCAAGGTTTGGGTTAATGATGGCCTTGAATAGCTCTACAGCATCGCCAACGCCTTCAGGCT